GCTCTTAAACATTCGACTTATGCAGCGGCCGGAAATCATTCACCCACACCGCCAGGAAATGCCGCACTTTCAGCCGGCTTTCGTCGTTCATAAACACCGCCGGGCTGAGGTCGTCGCCCGCGATAAAGATCTCCGGCCGGATCCCGAAGCGGTCACCCACATAAATCCCCGGCAAAATACGCGGATCCGCCACCGCCGCCCAGTCCGTAGTATCCGTCCACTCAGGCACCACAACCACGTCGCCAGGCTGCCCCTGCTGCTGGTTCTCGGTGAAGATATTGGCTGCGCGTTCCATGCTGGGGTAAAGCACCTGCTTCGCCGTCAGCATCAAGGCCCGCGGCACCAGACAGTATTTGGGATTGATCCCAATTTTCGGACCAGTCCCATAGTAGCCCAGCGCGTTCTTAATCAGCGCAGGCTGGTTATACATCGCCTGCCCAACCACGTCCCACTGAGCAGCCGCCAGCGCGGTTGTCAGCAAGTTCGCGTGACCGCCCGCCGTGGTGACGGCCGTCGCATTGAACAGCGCGCCTGTGTCCGCCATCGTCGGCCCCACCCCCGCGTTCTGTGTGAAGATCGCCGCCACCAGGCTGCTGATCTTCCGCATCCCCGCCGTCCCCAGTTCGCGCGCGTACGCTTTCAGCTTGCGCGTGTTGTCGCGGTCAATCAGCTCCAAAGTCAGCGGCACATACCCGCCGTACTTCTTGAAGCTGGCCACTTCCGGCGAGTCGCCAACCGCCAGCTCAGTATACTCCGCGCCCTCTTCGACGAGCGGCAAATCCCCCACCGTCCCAACCAAGATCCCCGTCACGTCGTTCAGCGTCTGGAAGTGCTCCTGCACCACGATCCGTTCCCACCAGTTGTAACCGGCCTGCCCCATCTGATCCCACGTATTGACCACGATCTTGTTGAGAGCGTTCTTCACCAGCCCCGTAAAGTCCGCGGTCGTCGCCAGCTGCACCCGGCTGCGGTCATACCCGCCGTGCAAATCCACGTCGCCCGTCAGCATCAGGTACAGCTCACGGATGCCCGATAGCTTCGCCACTTTCAGGTTTTCGGTCCCAGGATCCCGCGCCACATCGAACAGATCCGCCACCGCTGCGCCGAGCTGATCACCCGTGTCAAACATCCCATGGATCCGCCCAGGCCCCTGCACCACGCTTGCCGCCGTCAGCTGCCCAACCAGCTCCCGCGCCGACTGGATAGCCCCGTCCAGCTCCGCCGCTTCAAACACCTTGCCCTGGAACTGCTTGCGCACGTGCTCAGCCATCGGCCCCGGCAGCTTCGCTGCCGCCAGCCCCGAATCGAGCAGATACTGACACATCTGCGCGCGGACCGCCCGCGCCGCTTCCGCTTCCGCCGCCAGCTTATCCTTCTCCTGCTGCACGGCCAGCAAACTGCGCGCAGCCGCCAGATCATCCTGCAGCTGCTCTTGCACCTCATACTTGCCCTGTACTTCCGACATATCAAAACCCTCCAAGTTGAAAACCGACCTCTTCTCTGGCTGCCCGCCTCTTTTCTGGCTGACAGCTGACCGCTGACCGCTGACCGCTTCTTCCGCATTCAGCGCCCGCACGAAGGCACCGCCCCGCGCCGGGTTATACACAAGATCCAGGCTGTTGACCCTGACAATCTTGCTAACACGCTTCCCATCCGCCACAAAAACCACGTCCGCCGAAAAACCCACCTTCGGCCGTCTGGACTGAACCCCTAAAACCTCCCGCCCAATCGACTCAAGCAGCCCGCCCGAAGGCCCCATCGCCCGCAGCGTCAGCTTCACCCCCTTCGCGCTCTGGTCCCAAACCGGACCCACGCAAATCCCCGCCAGGTCCCGGATGCTCCGCCCCTCCAGCGAGTGATTGATAAAGCACTCCACCCCGTCCCACATTCCCAGGCTGGCCCGCAGCACATCCTCCCCAAACTCCCAGCCATTCCCCACCCCCGCCGTAATCGCCATCACCTCAAACTCCCCGGCCGCGGCGCGCTCCTGTCCGGCCGCCAGGCGCACGTGCAGGCGTTCAGCGTGTTCCATCTTCCTCCGCCTTTCCGGACGCGGCGCGCAGCATCTCCTCCACGTCCAGCGGCTCGCCCGCGAACTTGTACGTCATGCGCAGCAGCTCCGCGTCGTCGATCAAGCCGCGGTCGCGCAGTTCGCGCAGCACCCCGTAGACCGTGGCAGCCGCGCCGGCCTGGCTGTCATTGTCGCGCGAGCTCAAATCCGCCCCGCTCACGCGCAGCTTCGCGCCAGGCTTCACCTCCGGGTCGACCTGCGCGCGCCGCTCCACCACCACGCGCAGCAGATCCTGCAGCATCCAGATGAAGAACTCCTGGCGCTGCTCGAACCGCCGGTAAGTTGGCCCGCCGGCGCTCTCGGCGGTGGTGCGCGTCGAGCCCTCCGGCTCGGCCAGAAAGTGCAGCGGCAGCCCGGTCCCACTGGCGATCATCTTTTTCAGCGCCAATCCATCCTCGTTCGCGTCGCGGCTCTCCAGCTGCGGATTGAGCACCTGCCAGGTCTCGCTCTCGTCCACCACCAGGATCGACCCCGGCGGCGGCGGCGCGGCTGAAAGCGCGCTCTGGCGCGCCTGCCGTTCGCTTTCGCTGGCGAACTTGGACTGCACCACAAACAAAAACGTATTGCGGTAGCGGTTCAGGCGCGCGCGATTCTCCAGCCAGCCCGCGTAGCGCCGGATCCAGCGCAGCACCGGCGCCAGGTCGCTCTCCCCGCGCACCGTTCCCGCCAGGCGGTTGACCGCGTAGTGCAGCACAAAACCCTCCTGCTCGCCCTGCTGCACCGCGCGCGTATAGCTCGGCCAAACGCGCGGCTCCAGCTCATCCTGCACCTCCTCCACATAGCCCACCTCCTGCTGCAGGTCGTTCTTGGCGCTCAGCACCTCCAGGATGTTGGCCGCCGGGATGGCGCGTACATAGCTCATCCCGTCCACGCTGCTCGTCACCAGCAAAAACAGCTCGCCGCTGCGCCCCAGCTCGTCGCACCATTCCACCATGCGCGCCGGCAGCTGGTTGAGCGGGTGGTTCCAAAAGGCCTGCACAAAGCGGTGCGTCTCCTCGTGCTCGCAGCTGACGCGCACTCCCGCCCCAACCACGTACTCCGTGGTCAGCTCGATGATCCGCCGCGCCAGCGGGTTCTCGCGCCAGGCCTCCAGCGCATCGCGCAGCACCGCCGAGCGCTCGTAATGATGACGCTCGCGCTCCCCGCCCGCTCCCAGTGAGCGCGCCCCGATCAAAAACGTGTTATCGTCGTCCAAGATAGCCTCCATTCGTTGGTCGCTGGCCCTAAATCGCTGTCCGGTATCCGGTGTCCGCTGTCCGACGTCCGGGGTCCGAAAACCCAATCCTCACACCTTATTCCCTGCTCCCCGTTCCCTGCCCCCTGTTCCCTGCTCCCCCCGGACACCCTCTACAGGTCGCGAAACGCGAGCGGACGCCGGACAGCGGATCCCGGACCCCGTCCTCTCAAAACCTCTCCCGGTCCAGCCCGCGCATCGGGTCGGGGGCGCGCACCACCAGGGGCGGGGCGCCGCCGCGCCAGTCCAGCCCGTCCAGCTCGGCGCACAGCGCCACCGCCAGCAGCAGGTCGTCGTGCAGCTCGCCCCCGTCGCGCGCCTTGCGCCCTTCGGGCACGCCCCAGCGCAGGGCCTGGTCTGGCCCGCTGCCCAGCTCCAGCGTGCAGGCGCGCATCTGCTCGCGCAGCCGCTCCACCAGCGCCCCCGCGCGCGGCAGCCGCAAGCGCCGGTTTTCCACCACCGACAAAAAATCCCAGCCCAGGCGGGTTTTGCTGGCCGCGCTGAACGTGAAGCGCAGCACCCGCCCCGGCAGCTTGCGCTCCAGGTTGGCCGCCAGCCCCGCCCCCAGCCCGGTCGCGTCCACCACCAGGCGGCGCGGCGACCAGTGCCGCGCCAGGCTCAAGATCACATCCAGCAGGTCCGGCTGGCCCAGCCCGCGCCACTCCCACAGGTGCGCCAGGCGGTAGCGCGGCGGCGCCTGCCCGTCCACGTCAATCGCCAGCGCCGCCAGCGCGGTCGAGTCGTGCGAGCGGCCCGCCCCGTCCAGGGCGCCCGCGTCCCCGCCCGCCGCCTCGCCGCCCACATCCAGCGTAAAGGCATACACCTCGCCCGGCGCGGGCGCATCCTGCCAGGCGTGCTCGCCCTCGGTCAGGCCCAGGCGCTCCTCCGGGAACATCCCGCGCAGCGCGTCGATCTCCTCCGAAAAGTACTGCGTGCGCACCGCCGGATGGTTGCGTCCCAGGCGCGCCACCTGCTCCTCCACAAAGCGCGTATAGGCTGGCAGCGCCGCGCCGATCTCGTAGGCGTCCTTGCGAAAGACCCGCCGCAGCCCGTCGCGCGCCTCGGCCTCCCGCGCCGCGCGCAGCTCGCGCGCCAGCAGCGTATCGCGCGTCCAGGCCGTGCCCCAAAACACGCGTGTGGCCTGGGTCGAGGCCGCCATCGGCGCAATCTGCGTGTCATACTTGTCCAGCCCCACGTTTTGCGCCTCATCCACCTCCAGCAGCAGCGAGGCCGTCGCCCCCACGATGTTGGCGTATGGCTCGCCCGAAAAGAAACTGATCCGCGCCTTGCCCAGCCGGAAAGAATAGCCGTTCTCCTTGCGCCAGCCCATCTGCCCGGCCAGCGGGTGCCCCGCCAGCGTGCGCTCCAGGCGGCGCATCGCGTTGACCGCCTGCGGCCGCCAGGTCGGCGAGACCTTGACGATCTCCACCTCCTGGGCCTGGAACAGCAGCAGCAGGTAAGCCTCCAGCTGGGCCTGCAGCTCGTTCTTACCGCTCTGGCGCGGCAGCATCACCGCCAGCGACAGCCCGCGCCCGTTGGTCACCGAATCGATCACCGCCTCGCCCACCTCGCGCTGATAGTCGCGCAGGCGCTTGCCGCCCACGCAGCTGAAGCTGTCCAGGCCGCCCAGCGTTTGGCGCAGCTGTGCGCTCTCCGCCAGCCCCGCCATCTAGCGGCTGCTCCCCAGCCAGGCCGCCAGGGCCGAGAGGATGAGGGCAAAAGCCGCCTGGGCTGCCTGGGCCAGCCCCGCGGAGGTGGTGAGCTTCACCACGGTCTCGGTCAGCGCCCGCAGGCGCGCCTCGTGGTCGGACTGGCGCTGCTCAAGGGAGCTGAGACGGGCTTGAATCATCTCCCGCTCGTGGGAGAACTGCGTCTCCAGCGTGTTATATCGCCCGTTGAGCAAGTCCAGCGTATGGCGCAAGCGCTCCGCCAACAGCCCCGATTCCAATGGTTTCACTCACCACCTCCGGCCTTCGCCCTCATCCCCCGTCCTCATGACACAATTCCCGCCGCACCTCCTCGGCGATCCGCCCGATCTCCTCGGCCAGGGTGGCCTGGTCGCTCAGCTGGTCCTGGGTGCGCAGCAGGCGCGCCAGCTGGCCGCACGCCCGCCCCACCGCGTCGAGCAGGCGCATATACGCATCCGGCCCATCCGGCTCCACCCGCTCGCGCACCTCGTGCAGCAGCTCGCGCAGCAGGCTGATCTCCGCGCGCAGGTTGTCCGCCTCCAGTTCCTCCCGCCCCGCCGGCCCCGTCCAGGCTCCAGGGCGCTTCGCTTTCGCCATGCTCACCTCCACAGTTCAGAACTTATGTTCTATAATTATGGATAGAGCTTATCCTGTCAGGGGTGCAATTACAACCTGTCAAAACCTGCAACTTTTTTGCAGTCCCATTGCACCCCTGTTGCAGTCGGATTGCACCTCTCGCCCTCGAAGAGTGGGAATCGGGGGCTGGGGCTGGGGGCCGGTATCCGCTATCCGCTATCCGCTGTCCGGTATCCGGGGTCCGGAAGAGCCCCCGTCACACGAACCCATGCCGCAAAGTGGGCCCCGCCGGTTTTCTCAACCGCGGATTCTTATCATTGTGAGGCTTCACGTCTGTGCCCAGGAAGGGTGCGAAGCAATCTCCCTGTAAGTCAGCCACTCGCGCAAGTTCTCGCAGACTCAAAGCCAGATTGCTTCGCCCCTGGTCAAAGCCCCAGAGTCGCACAACCACGGCGCGGCCAGGCAGCAGGCCCTCGGCGGCCGCCGCCAGTTTCAGGGATGGGCGCTTTCGTTGGTCCAGGGCCGCCCGCTGGACGGCGCGGGAGGCAGGAAAACCAGCAAGAAAGGAGCGGACAAAACGTATCTTCTCAAAAAGTAGGGGCGTTGTGTGTAAATTTGGCGCGAAGCGCCAAATTTACACACAACATACCCCCTTTTATTGAGATGATGCGACAAAACGCCATATTTTATGACATGGCTTTTTCAGCAATCTGCTTGTATGATGTTTATGAAGGAGGGCGCAGTTTGTGAACTGGATCCAGAGCCTGTCAAAAGCCATCGATCTCATCGAGAACAACTTAACCAACCCGCTCAGCATCGACGCGCTAGCCAGCCAGGTGTATACCTCAAGCGCGCATTTTCAGCTTATTTTTCATTTGGTCATGGGCATCACCGTCGGAGAGTATATCCGCAACCGGCGCATGAGTTTGGCTGCCCAGGATTTGCTGCAGCCAGCCAGCAAAATCATCGATGTAGCCCTGCGTTATCAATACGATACCCAGGAGAGTTTTTCCAAGGCCTTCACCCGCTTTCACGGTTTACCCCCATCAAAAATCCAGCCGGGCAGGCTCAGGATGTTTCATCCCCTGACCATCCACATCAACATTCAAGGAGGATTTGATATGACATACCCACAGATGGGCGATTTCTATCTGGTCGATTGGAACGAGATCGACGATCAAAAGGGCGCGGCACTGTCTGGCGTCGAGAAATATAAGCGGCTTGTCCGCTGGGCAGTCAAAGCCAGAGGGCAAAATCCGGGGGTCTTTGATGCCTTGACCGGATGGATCCTGGATGATTCCCAATGGAGCGAGGACAAACTGGCGGAAAACGAGCAGATCTTGATGCAGGGAGTGCTGGCACGCTTCAAGCAGCAAAATTCCCAGCTTCGGGCCTGCCTGAAAGAACTCGAGCCTTCCGGCGTGGTCAATGCGGCTGTTTTCAAGGCCCTGGATCGCTTTGATGACGAATTGTCCGGGCTGTCCTGCGAGGAGGGCTTACGCGAACCGGTGGCCAAAGTGTTTGCCGACTTTTCGGCCCTGCGCGAGCGCGCCATTCGGGAGAAAATCGCGGGAAATAAAACCGGGCCGACCGGCACGGACAGCGTAGAGATCTATGGCTATATCAATGTTTTGAAGGACTGTGATGCCCAGGTGCAGTGGGCCTTGTTTATGCCCGATAAGGTGAAGCAGCAGCAGCAAGGCTTCAGGGTCGAGAGCTTTGAATACAAAAAAATGCCCGCGGTGCGCTTTATTGGGCAGGAAAGCCCCGAGCTGAACAATCTGGAAGTTCGCAAAGAACTCTTCCGCACCCTGGACGCGCTGAGCGGGTACCAATCGGAATTTGACTGCGATCTTCTGCTCATGCATCATTATGGGCTGGGCGTGGACGTGGGTCCGTGGCATGGTTTTTGGGGGCGCTTTATGAAGGCGTCAACCCCGGTGCCGGAAGGATTTCTTTTCTTCGACTTCGTACCGGCTGCCGATCGAAAAGCGGGGCCGCCGTTCTGTTCTCAGTTTGCCTATGCCACCTTCTCCGGCGATGTCGCGGCCCTGCATCAGCGCGAGGGCTATGACAGCGATGCGATGTACGATG